ATTTTTAGATACGAATCTTACGGATTGTGGATAAAAGCCAGCGGGGAAAGTAGGGTAAACCAATTTGACATCCTTATAACTAACCCAAAGAGTATAATCTACTGTGGTTTCACTCGTCACAGCTACTAAAGGGGAATAAACGGTCAATGATAGAGTTCCAGACTGACCATCACCAGATTTAGTATTAAAATACAGCTCTCGGTTGATATAGGGGATCTCAAAAATAACTTCAGTATCTGTAGCAGCATCAAACTCTACGTGAGGTAATTGAGTCTGAAATACTCTACTTGTCTGAGAATTATTATATCTATCAGCACTAACGTTTGCCTGTGGAAAATAAGATAAAATAAGTCTACCCTGTTGAAAACGATTAGCATTTATCTGTAATTTAACAATCGCAGTTCCTCGAAATCCTAGGAAACCTTTTAGTTTTTGTAAAACTAAAGGTTGAGATAAATAATCGTCTGGTAAATTAGCTGTAACTATAGCTGCTCCAGCTACTGTTGAAGCACTCCAAATTCCTTGACTAATTATAACTGGTCTAGAAAAGAAACTGAGTAAACTATGAGTACTGCCATCACTACCAGCAGATAAAAGTCTATCGTCTAAAGAAACTAATTTTTCAAAACCCAAAACTGGGGCTTCAGCAGCATTATGTACAACTACGGTTTCAGAAACTGTAGTAGTGGGGGCGTCTTCTTGTTGGAGAGACTTTCCATTTGAGTTATTGTTTGCAGCAAGTAATTTTCTTAGTCATGGGTACTACTTAATACTTCATGACGCACTGAAGGTTATCTGGATTTTAAGGGGAGTGCCCAGGTCATCCTGATAAGTAATTGTAAAAACAAAAACCTCTTCTCACAACAGCATACATATCTTCTTATTTACTTCAGACATTTTCTATAAGATATGAAGATCACGCTGTGAGGGAGTAGTCATTTACCACGCATCATCACGCGCCATAGAGGCACGTAATAACGCATTTTGGGAAACTACTGGAGGGGTAAAGTCCAGCAGTTCTTGCGAATTGCGAATAATGTGTGGGGCCCATTCATCGAATATTTCTCTCGGGTGCAGAGATAATTCTTGTAAAGCATTCTCAACATTATCCATCTGGATCGTGATTTCATGAATTCCCTTCTTCGTCCAGTAGGGCATTTCTAAAATCACACGCAACTCAAGAGGAGCAATAAATAAGCCTTTCTCCTTATGAAATCTAAAATTTCTCTTCAGGAAAGATACCTCTTCCAGGGAACGATAATTTGCAACAGTACAATCTTGTTTTTTATTTTCAGTAGTGTACTCAAGATTTAAATTAATCATAGCAACAGAAATAGTATTTTGATTATACCATTTCAAAGCTCTATCACTAATAGCAGCCACATTATCATCACCATAGACAATAGGTAAAACATCATCATCAAAATCTTTCAATCCATCTATTCCCAATGTATGTAAAGAAGCATAACAAAACATTAATGCAAATAAGTTATAAATACTATTTATAAATACTGTGCCATTGTGCCCTGAACAGAGAGCATGTAGCCAGTAATAAACAGTGTCGTAACTTAAGTGCAAAGAATTGTAAACTTCCATCCACAAAATTTCTCTCACCAAAGCATTTTCTTCACCATCATCATACCAGTCATTAATATATTTGACAAATTTCCTAACAACCTGCGCTATAAGTCGTTTGTCAAATTTTGAATAATCACCAGCAATATAATTTGAAGAAAATCTTTTCAACCGAGACGCTAGAAAATCCCAATCCTTATTATAAGCATTAATTCCTACCGCTATTCCATTGATTGTATGATTTTGCGTCAACCAATTAAAATACGCCAAAAAGTACATTCTAAAAACAATGCTATAATCAAGAG